AATCCATATTGACACAAATACAAATCTAAAAAAAGAATATAGTTCATTCTTGTATTCATATTTTAAAGACTAAAAAAAATAATTTGAAATCCACATAGAGACAAACACAAATCTAAAAAAAGATGTTCATTAACAAAGCAGTCGCTCGTAAGAAAATAAGAAAAGCGGAAATTGAAATGAAAAGAATAAACCGTCTTATTCAATATCAACAAGAAAGACTAGATACTCCCTGTGAATATCATTTGATTCATAAGATTTGTACTAAATATGATATTCCAGAAGATATAGAACTATATATTAATTCATTCTTACAAAAATCAAAAATGAAACAAGTTTATGGATACATTGAGAATATCGGCATGATTCGGTGTCGGCCAGAATGGAACGGAACTCAGTTCTATTATCTCAACCGAAGATTTAGGGGAGAAGATGAATACTTACAAAAAGGGAAAGGAGGATTGAGACAAGCACACAGTTATGAAGCGTTTAGGTCATTCGGAAGAGATAAATACAGATTTGATAAAGATGAAGAACTATCAAATAATATTTCTACAGGATACGGATTGAGTTTGAGAGTAAGAGATAAGTATCAGGTTCATTTTCATAATTATTGGTCAGGAACCTATAATGTCAAGAATGAAGTAGATAAAAACCTTCTTCAAGGATATCTTGATGAATACAAAATCCCGTACAAAGAAAGAGATAGTCGCCATACACTTCTTTGTAGAATACTAGAGAAAGACCCTAAAGACCCAGTATATACAAAAGAAGTGAAAGCCAGAGTAGGAAGAGGTTAAAATTACTGAAGAATATTTATATAATTTTTTTCTTTCATTAATATAATGAGAACAAGAACAAGAAATAAATATCAATATAAAGAAGAAGATTTTATTCATTTAAAAAAATGGAGTCCGCCGTGGAGAAAAGTATATTCAGATCTTTACTACAGATACAGAGAAGGAATTATTGAACCTTCTCAATATGAATTATTTTTAAAATTAAGAAAAATGGACGCTCCCACTAAACCCAGAAGTACTCATATATTAAAAGATAGTAAATATCCTCCGATAATGAAAGAAAAAAAAATATTAAATTCGCCCATCATAATCACATTTGATTAATTATTTCTTCTGTTCTTCTGGCTGAGCGGATACAGATTCTGCAACTGGTTCCTGTTCAACTTCATGAACTTGTTCTTCTTTTAATTTTTTATCTTTCTCTTCAGTTAATTTTCTTAATGAATGTCTTGAGACTGTCTGAGGCATTTATTTATATAATATTTTTTTTTCATTCATAATCTTTACCTAATTTAAATTTCTTATGAATCATATCCGCTTCATAATAAAAACAAAAATCTTCATATTTATCTGAGTTAGTTGTATTCATAATTGTGAGTGTCTGATATCCAGAAGCATATTTATTCATTAAATCCATTCCATCTTTCTTATTATCATTCACAGATAAATATTGTCTGTTCAGGGCATCTTTATTATCAAAATTACTCTGTTGAAAACAGAAGATTATATCTACATTATCTCTCTGAACAGGACTAAAATCTTTTTTTATGTACTGATAACAAACAATCAGAGATATCTGATAGTGTCTGGCACAGATAAATAATTTATCCAGAATCTTTTGTTGTTTATTATCATTTGTCGCTATGATATCATCTATAATAATCAATGTTCTGAAATCTCCTTTCGGATCATTTCGGATAAGATATTCCTGTCGCTTCATAATTCTTTCTATAGTATCTATATCTATTTCATTGTATCTGAACTCAAAGGGAACAAAATCAAATCCATTATTCGCTATCTCTGAAGTGGGGCTGAACAAGAATGAATTCTTTACCTTTCCCCTAAAATAATGATAACATAAATCTTTACAGAGAACACCTTTCCCTGAACGGCGTCTTCCCGCAAGTACAATACTGGGATTATCTGGGATATCAGATAAATCAAACTGAAGAAGAGTACTCATATATATATATGATTTATAAAAATAATTTATTTACTTTCCGTTAGGAAGAGGAAGTTGTGGAAGTACTTTCTGTACAGTGGGTTTCACAACAACATCATAACCAACAGAAGCAACACCAAGACGGACGCCTTGATTTACAGTTCCCATACTGAATACGGGTTTTCTTTCAAATACAGCACGATTTACAGCAGAAATCATAACTCCGCGGAGCATACTATCAATTAAATCTTGAGCACCAATCATTTTTATGAAATATGAAATATAATTTTTTTTATTTTTTTTTACTTGATTTTATGAATTCATAAAAATCAATCAAAATTAATCAATACTTTCTTATCTTCTTTCTTCAGTATTTTTTGTTTGTAGTCATAGGGTTTATTTAAAATCTTATGAACACCTTCCAATGTGATATCTTGACATTTAAGAGTAAGAATTATATGAATTAAATCTATCTTAGATAATTTTATCAGATTCGCGATATCTTCCAAATCTATATGTTTTGTGATTGACAAGTGAAGAAGCCGACATATCTCTGAACAGTACTGATGATTTTTAGAAGGGATAGCAAGTCTGTATGAACAATATGAACATAATTTTTTATTCTTGTTCGCATAATGAGGGTCTTTGAAATCTGTACATTCTTCTGTCATTTATATATGAAAATAAAAAATTATTCCAATCGGAGCGTTATTGAGATAGAATTGATATCTGAGAAAGCGTCAGTAGTTCCTGACATTAACGCCCAATCCTTAATGATTCCGTCTGTCATCACATCCCTGAAGTATAAATTAAATACTAATGATTTTCCTGACTCCCAAGTCTGAGGTCTGTTTGAAATTAATTTATATGGATAGGCGTGTCCCATAGTATTTCTTGTAGATACAGGTTGTGATCCGACTTTCCCCGCATATCCAATAGGAATCATTCCTGTAATATTCTGAGCAGTGTTCAGAGTTTCTCCTGAACCATCTCCTAGAGAATATAGTACAGTATCTTTCGCATCAAGGAAGTCCATATGTACTCCCAATGGAGAAGTAATTAGTGTAGATACGGAGCCGAGTCCCGCTCCCGAAGTAGATTTATCTATTGTATTCTCTAATTTTTCATTGAAGATATTGTACTTGATATCTTCAAGATATAAATTCTTGAACTTGTATTCTTTAGCGAGTGTGAATGTCGCCAGTCCTGTTGTATTTTCACCAGTGAAAGAGAATGTTAAAAGAACCATTTTATATATATGAACAATATATTTTTTTATTCAGAGATAGACTTGAAATTGATTTGTCCAGTCGCAGATACATTGTAAGTGGAAAGAGTGATTAATTCAGCAACCACATGAACGGTGTGAGCACCTGAAGTACCTGTAGGGAACTTGACTTCTAGTTCTGGGACATTTACTTGAGATAAAGCAAGAGATCCGTCAGCGGAACTGTAATCGTCTGGGTTCATACCGAAATTAATTACTTTAACTCTGGAGAAATCAAACTCGTCTCCTGTAGTGGCTCCTAGGGAATTATCCACACCGATATCCATAAGTTTATATGTATCAGAAGCAACAGCAGAATTACAGGGACCAGATAATTTGTTGTGAAACATTTCAACGAACTGATCTGTTTGATAACCATTACCAGCAGTTCTGTTAAGATTATCAATACCGATACCACAATCTTCTATCTCATAGATAGTTTGATTATTCGCAGAAATCTTGATTGAACTGATATCCACTAAATTCATATACGCTTTAGCAGAAGTACTAGCACGATCCGCGTCAAGAGTACAGAATACATATAATCTCCGACAAAGACCAGAAATACTGTTAATCTTAATTTTATTTCCAGAAGTAGTCGCAGTGACGAGTACAGGAGTAGCAATACTTTCAGATAATTGAGTAGTTGTGTATCCGAGTTGAGAACTGACACTATTAGGAGCGTAGTTTCTTGATTGATAAGCGGATAATTCTTGTGGGGATAGCTCATTCAGATAACAGATAAGATTAGATCCAGCGTAGGTGATTCTGTCGGCCGCGGTCTCCGCTTTCCCATGAACGTCCAAGATAGGTCTGTAATCAACTTCTAAGAAACATTTTGAGGATAAACTATATAAATCAAAGTTTCTTCCAACACTTTCACTGAACCAACATTTTAATGGACAAGATAATTTTTGACCTCCGAAAGAACTCGCCATCGCCATACGACCTTCAAGATTAGTGTGAGTATCATTATGAGCACCGACGATCGCAGAACCAAGCATACCGTCAAGTACTAGTGATTGTTCTCTGTTCGCACGACCATATAAAGAACATACTAAATGTTCAGGAGTAGTTTCAAAGACAGTATTACCATTATATACGATACGAATTTTTGAGAATGTGAAAGCACCCGCCATATCAACTAAGAAACAATCTTTAGCACCAGTATCCGCATTTGTATCTCCCCTGGCGAATTCAGTCTGGAGATACATATCAGCAAGAAGGCCGAAGTTAGGAAGTTCAAACTTAATTGTTTGTCCGCCATCAGAGTTCAGAGAAGTAGTAGGATTCACAACAACACGGGACTTCGCATAGGCACAGACATTTAATTCACCTTCATTAACATAATCAAAGACATTCTGTTTAGAGTTTCTCGCTTTCACGGTGTTGAATAATGAACTGTTTTCATTCGCTCTGTGAATAAGTTGAGGATTTGACATTTTTATACTTTATAAAATATTTTTTTTTTAATTTTTTTTCTTGATTTTCTATAAATTATCTCAGAAATTTCTGGAGATAAAAATCTGCATTCATTTAATCTTCTGATTTTTTTCCACCTGAAGATTTCGCAACTCCCTGTACAAATTGTCCAGCAATATATATTCCCCCAACTAGAAGAACCAAATTAAATAATTTATTATTCACATAATCTCCAATCCCTTTCACAATATCTGTACCTACTTTAGCAGGAACTTCTCCAAAAGGTCTTATCTCATTTGTCTCAGGAGCGATACTTTCATCACCTACTATTCTCGCGGCAACCCTTCTTTTTTGTTTCTCGCGAGCGTCATCATCTACCTCAACTATAGGGGCAGTTAAGAATCTTGTTATCTTCTGGCCGATACTATCAGGAACATCTTTAATTTTATCTACATTAGGTCTTTGTAGTTCTCCCTGAAAAGTAGGGTCTTCACTTGAACCAAGATCCGCGGGTGTAGATAAATCTTTAGTGATTCTTTCTACAGCATTTTGTCTCTGAATACTATTTGTTAATTTTACATTACTCATAGGATTAGGAGGTGGAGGAGGTCTCTCTAGTTCTTGAGGATTTACTGTACCTTTAGGTTTCAATTCACCATAGAAATTCTTATCACCTTTCAGAAGCAACATAGGAGGCATTTATATCATATGAAAATATTTTATTTTTAATTTATTTCCATATGATATATGGGGGACGAACAAGATGTATTTGATTTACCACTTCATCAATCCGAATCAGGTTCAGCTGAACAAGGACATTTATCCGCTCTCAGACAAAATATTTTATCTTCTCAAACAACACATTTATCTGAGACTCTTGAAAGTTATTATAGAGGAGAAATAACTGTACAAGGATTACGAGGACAACTGGGAGAACTAGGATACAGTGAAGGAAGAACAGACCAATTGACTACTTCAGCACATGAAGAGTTTGTCATCAGACAACAAACTGGAGGAGCACCTTCTGATTTGACACCGAATCAATTAGTATTCTTATCAACACAAGAAGATTTTCAATATGAAAACTTTGTTGTTCATACAGATTTAGCAGGAAGACAATATGTAGATGACCGTAGGGTCAGAGAAATAGATAACACACCAGCAAGATTGTATCTTCCAAGAGCAGAAAGATTTTCACCTCTTACACAAGACCAAAGAGAAGAAATAGATTTTTTGACTGGGGCAGAACAAGATATTTATATAGAACCCGACGCAGATACAGGTGAATCACAACAACTTACTGAACAACAAAGGGAACGGATAATGGCTCTGGCCACTTCATATCTCAACAGCGATCCGGATTTTAGAGACGCACAAAGATTTCAGTTCAGGTCAAATGTTCAGCAGATACCTGGACTATCCGCTGTAGATAATATTCAGGAAGACCTCTTAGAATTATTTGTAGATATTGATGATGAATATGAGTACAGACAGAACAATAATGGACTTCCTAGAAATATGACTCCAGAACAATATCAATTTTTAAGAAGAAGAGGATATGTAGGACAACCTATTTTAACTCTTGAAGAAGACAATGTACTATATTATTATTCAGAAGAAGGAAAAGTACCACTTCCCAGCGACCAAGATATAGATAGAATAAGAGAAGGAGTACCTGAATATACAGAGTTTCAAGTAAGACCAACAAATCAAGAATATAATGAAATGAACTTAGTACTAACAGATTATATGACAGGAAGAACAACCTTTCTTGAAACTACAAGAAATATAGAAAGAGTCGCTGATTACAATCCCAGAGACTCAACAAGAGACCCATACAGAGCAGTTATGTACAATGAATTCATTCTTACTTTAGATATAGCACAGAGAGAAAAAGAGTTCAGAGATTTGAATGATGGCCGACCTTCTGAATTATCTGAACTTCAATATGAATATCTCCAGAATCATGCAATCTCTAATGATAGAGAAGAAAGATACTTCGGACAACCTGTCTTTGTAAATAGTCAGGGAGAACTATCTTACAGAATGAGAGATGGAGTATATATGGGGATACCTACTGATGAATACATTGAAGGATTCATAGAACAAGGATTATATACTCCACCTTCACAAGCACCAGAAAGAGCGAACCCTTCTCTTGATGACCCAACTCTTCAAGATTTCAGAGACCAAAGAATTGTATCCGCAATAGGACAAGATAGATTTAATAATTTAAATGAAGAACAGATAGCTGAACTCAGAAGGGCAGTAGGAAGAAAAGGTGATCTAATTACAACATATGATTCATTTAATATTGAATATATAGACCCAGGACAACAAGTTATCTTCACAGATACAGAAAGAAGAGAAAGACAACCTCCAGTTATTCCACCTCGCCCATATCAAAGACCAACAGTACCAGGAGAACCATCAGTCCAAGAAATATTAACAGAACTAGCAGAAGAGGGCGGAGTCCGTCCTGAAATATTAAGACCAGGAACTGGCGACCCGCCTGTTATCCCTGGACAAACACAACCTGTGAATCTAAGAACAGGTGAAGATATACCTGTAGATACTCCGCAATCAAATGTACTAAGATATCAGCAATTTTTCAATGATAATCAGGCATTATATTATGGGTTCAGAGAAATTTTCAGAGATATCTTACCTGTATTATCCGCAGGAGCAGGAGGATATATGACATATCTATACAAATCTTCAAGAAGTTATAATAAATTAAGAACTATATTATCTGAAGAAACTCAATTATTATCTGATATAGAACACAGAATTCAAAGTGAAGCTGATTCATTATCTCAAAAATTGACAGAACTAGAACAAATTAGAGAATATGTAAATCCCAGAGCAGATGAACTAAGACAAGATATCGTACGGATAAGAGGAAGACAAGATATAGTAGGTGGAGAAAGTATGAAACAATCTATATTAACAAATAGAAGAAGAGAACTAGCAAGTATTTTAAATGAAGTACGACAAGCACAAGAAGTTGTGAATAATCTTGAAGATGAACTCATAGATACAAAAGTACAAACAACAGAAATCAGAAGAAATATTGAACTCTTACAAAATAAAAATTATGAAATCTTAGGTGAATTATTTGAATATTCTCCAAAAATATTAGTAGGAATAAATGTAGGATATGATTTAGGATTAATGTTGTCAGGATATCTGTTTCCCACATATATGAATATAAATGAACCATATGTATTCGCGGATAATGTTGATTATGATCCTGGGAAAGAAAGTAGAAATAAAGATACTGAAAAGAATATAAATAAACCACATGAACAGCCGAAGAGTATCCCCGCTACAATAAAAGAATATGAACCATTAAATAAATCAAGAATTGTGAAACCATACAAAGAAACATTCAGACCTGTGAAACACGGAAAGAGACCGTTGAAATATGATGAACTTCAAGAATTAAAAAGTACATTAAATTCTCAAGAATTACAGAATCTAAAAAATAAATTCATATATTTTAATGAAGGAGAATTAACTATAGAAAAATCTAAAGATAAATGTATGAATGTGATTCAAGAAACAATAATTCCAAAAAGAAAATTAATGAAATAAAAATATATTCATATCATATAAAAATGCCACGATTAGTCAAATACACCACTTCTGGATTTGTTGATGAAGTCCCTGACCAAGCCTTAGCGGTCATAGAACACGCCACTCTCTTCTATCTTATAGACCAAAGATTTAAAGGTATGAATAAATATATCGCCTTCGCGGTCGCTGGGGCGGGTTATGAAATATTCATAGATGGATTGAAAAAACAATCTGCCCCTGAAGGTTTCGCCATTGATAAAAAATAGATACACGAACACGACTTAAAATTGTACTTCATTTGAGGAGTGTAAAATCCCCTATATAAATTAGTTTCTTATTTTTTTTTTATATATTCTTATATTCATAAATGAAAAATTATGAATATTTTTATTTTCATATTCTCTAAATTATATTTCTTAAAATGAAGTGGGATTTTATATAGAGGATTTTACACTTTCATTCTTGTACATAAAATTATATAGTATTTGTGTATCAAAATGTACTTCATATTTTTAAAAGAAGGGTAATATATTTTAAAAAGAAATTTGATATTTTACACTTCCGAATGAACAAATCATATTCAAAAAAACAATTTGATATTTATATAATAAAAAAATCATATTCAAGTGAAAACATATTTAAAGAAATCTTACACTTATAATATATAATAAAAAATGCCTTCCCTTCAACTGACTGAACAAACTGAACAATATATTATTTCCGCTAAGAATGATTGTCCCTTTGATGAACTTACAGTTGATAAAAGAAAGAATGATAAAAGAAGTATGAAAGATATGTTTAATTTTAAGAAAGTACTATCATTCGGAACAATAGAAAGTTCTACGAACTTCCTCGCTAAATTACAAGAAACGCTAGAAGAAAAAGATGTAATGAAAGCGAAAATTAGGTCATTCTATCCAGTAAAATTAAGAATGAAATATTTAAATAATCAACTCTCCATTCTTGAAGATTGTTTCTCAAATGATATTGATGAAGTTCAAAAATTATTCCCAGAACTATGTAATTTAAATAGGTCAAATGGCCGATTTAGTGAAGAGAACACAAAGTTCAAACAATCATTCATTTTAATAAATATGATAAAAAAATACAGAGAAGAATGTGAAGAACTTCATGTTCTTACAAATAATCTTCAAGAAACAACTATAAAAGAATGTGATGAAAAGATTGAACAATATAAAAATGAAAGAAACAAAGAGTTTCATAAAACTGATTTGTATATTGAAATGATTGAAGAAGAACAAAAACAAGAACAAAGAATTAAAAATATTCTTTCTCTTCTTGAAGAAGAAAAAAATAAGAACAAAGAATTATTAAATGAAAAAAGAATAGTTGAACAAAAATTATCAGAATATACAAAAGATGAGAATGAACTAACAATGAAAACACTTGAAATGGGTAAGACTGAAAGAGAAGTAAGAGAAGAGAACAAAAAACTAAAGAAACAAGTAGCGAAGTTCAAAGAAATGATTCTGGACACTATGTAAGATTAAATCTCTTCTTGTATGTACTAATATTTTTTCTTAATGAAGTTGAATTTCCCCAAAGAATATAATATGAAAGATATCCCGCTCGGGTGGGGTCATTAGTCTGCAAATCCTTCCTATGACGGCTCCTGTACCTATCCCTAGCATTTTTATCCCCAGTCAGAGTATAATCAGGGGCACCAGATTGTCCGAAATGAGTTGTCTTAGTTCTTCCATTCTTTTTTTCAAAGATCGCCATATACTTCTTTCCAGATTTATTTGAAGGTTTCACAGTCATCTTCATATGAATTTATTTAAAATATGAATTATTTTTTTTTAAATGAATCTTATCTATCTTGTACGCTTTTGAAGATTTATTCACTGAAGCATACACTCTCGCCATCGCCCACTGTTCAGGAGATTTTACATTAGGTCTTACTGAACCAGGATTTGTCTTGTACGCTCCCACTCCCTTATTATATATTGTTCTGAGACCAGATAATTTGTATCCAGTCAATCGGCTGATATCAGATAAAGAATTACTTTTATTTAAAGATTGTTTGTACTTCTTATTAAATCTTTGTTTATAAGTAAGAACCATATATATATTCATTCATTATTTTTTATAGCATTTTTTATATGTACTTCCATCATTTCTCTTTCTCATTCTACATTGTGTCCCTGTTCCTCCAGATTTCTTACCTGATTTATTCCCTCCACCGCCAGAAGAACCACCTCCGCCACCGTTCTTATCAACTTGTTTCATCAGATTCTCTATCTCTTGTTCTATAGTTTTCGCCTGAGGAACAATTTTAAGAAATCCTTTTTCATAATCATTTAAAATATCTTGTCTTGTCGCTCCCTTCTGTTTCGCTCCGCGGATAGTTCTGGCCGATTTGTATCCCTCATATCTTTCTCTCGCTTTAGTATTTTTAGATTTAGGATTATCTTGTCTGAAGGATATCCGAGTTGCAGAATTAGTGTCCATGATCTTCTGGATAAATCTTCTATCTTTTTTTTCATTTTGTTTCAGAAGATTTTTTATCTCTGTATCAACATCTTTCGCTTGTACTTTAGGAGGCATTTATATATACTAATATTTTTTTTCACAGATTCTTTTACAATATATTTTTCTCAAGAATTTATATGGAAGGTCAATCTGTCTTCTTCCCCAGCGATTAAATGTCATTATTCTGGCGTAGAAGTATCTGAGATTTCCACAATTCTTTGAGAGTTTTTTTTATCATTGTTCTTCTCTATTGTCTTCACGGCCACTGAAGACATCACAATCATTAATCTTAATTGTGGGGTCATACAGGAACAATCTATTTCACCTGTATCAATCATTTCTTTCAATATAGGGATAATATCTTCTTTCGCTTCACCGAGATTTTCAGCATATCCGTCAAGAGCATCCACCTGAAAATAGTTCATACCTCTTTCACCTGTTCTCGCACATAGCAGGAGAGTTTCAAAGACTACATTTTCGGAGTTCTTTTGAGTAATTATTTTTAAAATCAATGATTTCTTTTCTTCTAGCGTTTTGACATTCATATCTTTAGAGATAATTATCTCTCCCGTATTCTCAGGAAATTTCTGTTTAAGAACAAATAATTGATTGTACAGATTATTTTTTTTCTCTTCATTCAGCTGTTCTTGTTCATTATCTTTTTTTACTTGTTCTTCATTTTTTTCATTCTTTCTTTTGTATTTCTGAGCAAGTTTATTATAATGAGATTTCTCTTCATCACTGAACTCAGAAACTTTTTTATTCAATCTTTTTTTATATTCTAAATGAGTTTCTTCTTCAGGAATATTTTCTTCAGTAATGTCAAAATGAACATTCTTTTCTTCATTAATATTATCAGGATTTTTAAGACTATCAAGAGATATTTCTTCACTCATTATATTTTATAAAATATTTTTTTTATGAATTCTTGACTAATTATGAAGTTTCGCCATTTTTTCTAATTTTTTCTTCTGATAATATTCTTTTCTGTATTCTCTCAATCTTTCTTTATTTTTTTGATAATATATTTTCTGAGATTCAGCATATTTTGATTTGTTTTTCGCATATTCTTCTCTTTTTTTCGCAGTAATTTGTTCTTTATTTTCCTGATAATAGTTCTGATAGTATTCTGTATATGTACTTCCTTCTTCAGTTCTGGGTCTTTTCGCAAGTATTTTTTCTTTATTTTTCTGATAGTATTCTTTGTAATATCCTTCGTATGAGTTCATTATATATTATTAAACAAAAAAAATATGAAAAAAAAATGTATTCATAAGATATAATGGCGATATTAAACTTCACAATCCGTTCTCAAGATGTAGATCACGCTTCAGAATCGGCTACGGATACAAGACAGGCACAGAAGACAATAAAATTAGAACAACATTTAAAGATTAAATTCTTAAAATTACTTCATATTTATCATAATCTTGATAACTCTAATATCTCTGACGGAGATGGGACAAGTAATAATACAATATTATTCGCTCAGATATCTTTTCTGAATGGAAAAAATAGTGTATTCTTTGAATATGAGAGCGGGAAGACTATAGAACACGCAGGAATGATATGTTTAGGAGAAACAATCAAAGGAGAAAATGAAAGTGTATTCAAAGATTTGTACAAAGTTCTTCATGAAGGACAAGAACTTCTTTATCTTAATCAGCCATTCACGGTGAAGTTGTTCAAATTAGTCGCCATAGACCCCGCTGTAGATAATACAGACCTCGCCGTCTATAACGCGACAAAGTCTCATAAGATTGAACCTATCTCTATCCAGGAGTTCCGTGGAGATCTCGCGGGACCTGGTCAATATATTTCATTCACTTTTGAATATCAGGAAGATACAAAAAAATGATTTAAGGAAATATTCATATTATATAATGAATATGAGTTTAATTCGCTCAGGAACTATGTTAGGAAGGTCAATGAATTCTTTGAAAAAATGTGAATTAATCAGAGAAGTCAAAAAATTGCAGAATGAATTATCCGTGATTACTGAAGAAAATACTTTCGCGGATATTGATTATATAAAAAAAATTAATAATTTAGAAGAAGAGAATCATAATTTACAATTAAAATTGAAGAAAGTTCTTGAAATTATTGATATTTAGATAAGATGTCATTCATTTCACTGTACTTTTCTTCATAAATACTTTTTTTTACTACTTTTTTTTCTGGAGAACTCTTGAATTGAACTTTTACTTCTTTCTTTTGTTTTTTCTTTTGTTTTTTTTCTTCATCATTTTTGATTACAGTTTTTTGTATCTGTTTTTTATCAAGGAACGGAGATACAACTTCATATTCTTTCACAGTTTTCTCTAATTTTTTTATTTGTTCTTGTAATGAAGAGATTGTTCTTTCTCTATTTTTAATTTTATTATCATATGATTTCCTTGTATCTTCCTCAATCTTCGCCGTCGCTTCTTCCCAGCTATCTTGATAATCTTTTATCTGATATTTTAGACCTAAGATTTGTTTTTTGTATGAATCATGAAGTTTATCTTCAATTGTTTCTATCTCTTTGTCATATTTTTCATTTTGTTCTTCCGCTTCTTCTAGTTGTTCAGATATACCTTCATTGATTTGTTTTAAATCTTCTATTTCTTTCTTTTGTGCTTCCATTATCTTGTCAAGACTGCGAACAAGATCTTGAACTTTCTCAATGTACTCATCTCTTTCTTTGACACCTTCAAGAAGTTCAAGATTTTCTTCAGCGAATTCTTTGTTATCTTCAAATAATTCTGTATCATATATTTTATTTTTTCCTTCAGCGACTTTCAATAATTTTTCATTCTCTTTTTTTAGTTCTATACATTTTTTCTTGTATTTTTCAAGAAGTGAATTATCTGAAGATACAGACTTCGGCTCTTTCTTGAGTTTTTCTATTTCTTTTTTTTGTGCCTCACAAGTATCATAAAGTTCTTGTTTTGTTTGACGAGAAAGATATTTTTTATTTATTTCATTAAATGAATTATATTTAATATCACAATCATATCCTTTCATTTTTTTTTGAATATATTTCACTTCATCTTCAGTGAAAGTGTTCATAATTTTGTACTGGCGGTTCGGAGAAGACATTGTTCTTTTTTTAGATTTGTGTTTGTCTCTATGTGGATTTCAAATTATTTTTTTTAGTCTTTAAAATATGAATACAAGAATGAACTATATTCTTTTTTTAGATTTGTATTTGTGTCAATATGGATT